GATCCAGCGTTAGGGGACCGAACATCGCATTAATGCCCCAAAAAAGCAGGTCTGGTGTCCGCCACTGATCGCCGACTTCTTTCAGTTCATGTGCTGATTTGTTGCGCAGTTCTGCCAGCGCCTGGCAATATTTATTGCTCATTAAGACCCCACATAATTCCCTGACAGATACCACTCACTACCTGATGCAACATACTTTCTGCTCTTCCGCAAACACCGTTCACGGCGCGCCAGAAAGGCGCTACGTTCCGACGGGATATGACTCTCCCGGAATGCCTCCATCCATACCGTAGCTGCACGACGGAACAACCCTCCCGACTCCAGTGTTTCTGCCTGACGTATCAGATGCATAATCACCTGCGGGTCGTTGGTTCCGACATAACAACTCCGCACAGGTTTAGTCCCGATATCTGGCTCCTGATCCGGCTGTATGTCTGTCTCAAGAGCAAAATGCCTGCGAGTTTTACCTTCAAAGCGATGAGCAACACGCCCGCACTGGCGTAACTTACTTGCCGACTGCAGGACGCTTTTACGCGGGAAATCTGCAAAAGCATTCGCTATATCGCTGGAAGTACATCCCGGATGGGATTCAATGAATTTCTGAACGTCTCCCATAAGACTCATATCACCCCCTGAACCCTGTCGGGATCTGGCTGTAATCCACATTCCCGTAGCTGGATTTGAACATCGGATCTTCACGGTTTTCGAAACGTCCGCCGATGGGTGCGGACAAACGCAGTGACAATTCATCCCACTTTTCCCGGAGCTTTGAGGGGCTGAGAATGTTACGGCACCAGAACGGATCACGGCTGACCCGGCTGTACATTTCGCAGATCTGTTTGTGGGTACGCCCGTCCTGAGCACACATCAGGCGAATTTCATTTGCCCAGACGGTCCAGTTAGGTTCCTTCGGACGAACCAGCTCGCCGTCACTCTCCGCGGCCTGTTCGTACAGGGCGATGATTTTTTTCCAGATCCACTGAGCACAGGTCAAATCGTCCTGCGTTCCCCACTGACGCTTTTTAGGGCTCAACACAGCGGCATCCGGATGACGGGTTAAAAACTCCTGGTCTGTCATCTGCTGGTCCGGTTGCGAAGCGTCCGGACAAGAAGGGGTTTTATTAACTTGTGGATCTTGTTTTGATTTTACTGACGGATCCCCGCCAGATTCTGACGGGTCAAAACCGCCGTTTTTGCCAGATTTCGACGGGTCAGATTTTGATGCGTCAGATTCTGATGGGTCAGATTTTGACTGGTCAGGATCTGACAGGTGAGCAAATGCAGCCGCCTGCAGCTTTGCCACATTTAGCTGATAAACATTGGAGGCATTACGGTTTCCCTGACGTCTGGCTTTACGTGATAACCAGCCGTCAGCTTCCAGTTTTGCTATCGCCGTTCTGACTGTACTTACCCCGGCCCCAAGCTGACGAGAAATTGTCTCAATGGATGGCCAGCAGACCCCTTCGTCATTGCTGAAATCAGCCAGGCGAGCCATGATAGCCACACTGGATAATTTCATTCCCGAAGCTGCACAGGCATCCCACACATAGCCTGTTAATTTAGTGCTCATGCAGCACCTCCGAGATGCTTCATGTTTTTGCCGGAACGAAAGGCAATAAGAGGCATGTTGACGCGGTAATTACGCCCAAGAGGCTCACAGACAACCTTCTGACATTCGCGATCGACCAGGCTAATACGCAGAACGTACCCTTCTGGTGTGCTGTACCACTGTCCTGGACGAGGGCAATGAAAACGTTGGCTGGTGAACCGTTTAAAAATATTCCGGATCATTTGCGCCCCCTTACCTCTGAACGGTTCAGTGTCATATTGATAAGGCTCGCAAGCGCCGCAGCGTCATTGATGCGGTCGTACAGGCTGACAGCCAGCGGAGATTCCGCTTTTTCCAGCATGGGATAAAGCTGCTGTAACCAGACCTGATGAATGGATGAAATGTAGGAATATAGAACGCTGGCATTATGTGCTGCATCGCTCAGCACCGATGGAGTTGAAAGTTGTTTCTCCATCTGGTTAAAGGCATTGATGTATGCCTCTTTGAACTGGGCGGCGCGTTTGCCCGTAAAGCCCATAGCAAGGAAAGCAAAGCCGTCGCGGGTAATGTTATAGCAGGGACGTAGTTTACCTTGATCATCGGTATATTCAGCCCCCGCAAAATTGCGGGCGCTGAATTCTGGAGAACATTCAAGCGCACGTATTTTTTTCAATACATCGTCGTGGCGTTTTGTGAAATAGTTTGCAATAGCCAGTGAGGAAGTAACAGCTTGGCCGTTGATAACATTAATTTTAGGTTGTGCGAGAGCTGGGACTGTAGCCATGTTGGCCGCCTCCTTGATCAGTGAAGAACTTCCACCACCGGAAACGCCAATTTCACTGGTGGTGAACTGAGCAGGGTTGGCGTAACCGGCGATCAAGGAAACCGGCGCATCTTTCGATGCCCCCGCCCAGCCCACCATAATTTTGATATGGGCAAACGCGGACGATAAAAAAGACGCTGGCGCGTCATATATCGCCTTGATCAATTCCAGGACGCCAATCCCGGCACCCGCTTTATAAGGTGCCTGAACAGTGTAACGTCCCGGAATTGCAGAATCAATGTGTTCCTGGCGCTTCACACTCAACAAAATCACGCCTGAATTTCCATAAAGGGCTAAAACACTCATGCGGATAGCCCTTGCGCAGATAGATAACTCGCTCAGTTTCTGGTTCCCAGCGAATGACATGGACATAAAGACCCCTTCCATCACGAAACCAGCGGTTAAGTTCCTGCACGAGTCATCCCCCACGGTCAGGCTGTGTTCCCTGTGGTTACGCACGACCAGGCTATTTGGTAATCTGCATTCATGACGCAACGGCCGGTACTCATACATCCCCGGTTGTTGCGACAAACGGTTATTTACCGTTAAACTGTTCATGCGTTGGTTTTCTCCATAAAATTTGACGCCACGGCGCCCGGAGCTGCACACTCGCGGGCGTCACCCTTTTCTGGCGCGCAAAAAACTCTGTATACCAGTGTCGAATGCTGTTGCAGCTTTGCGATCGCCTGATACAACTCCTCATCAATCACGGTTTTTTCATGTGGCTCAATAACGCCATCTTCGATAGCCACCCTGATTTGCTGGGAATAACTGGTGATCTGCTCAATCGCTTCCAGCAGGCGCTGATTAATATCTGCGTTATCCACTTCTTCCGTATCTGCCAGCGGAACAAAAACGCCACCTGATGCCCTGGCTACTGAATGTGCCAGGTGATAGGTTCCTCCGGCACGTTGCAGTACCAGCGCCCACCCAATCGGGAAGATCTGATCACCACCAGTACGCAGGCGGTTAAACAGAGCATCTTTGGTGACATCCAGCCATTCCGCAGCTTCTTCATAACCGCCATGAAGACTGGAAATCGTCTTTTTAATCGCGGCCACCAGCCAGCGGGGCTGCTTTTCAACTTTCCATTCAGGTTCATGTCCCACGGATCTACTCCTTCTGCTGTGGTGGCGGTCAAATCGCCGAATCACTAAGCTGATATCTGTTTGGATACAAAATTTGCATCTCGCTAATTTCTCCGGCGTAAAATTGAGCCAGGCGCTCAGCAAGCTCTGTTGAAGGAGCCTGCTCGCATCTTTCAACCCGGCTTAATGTTGCAGGATCAACCTGAACCCCTTTAGCGACGTGCTGTAACGTATAGCCATGCGATTTCCGCAATTTTCTCAATGGTGATTGCATAAAACCTCCTTCTTTTGCGTATGTCGCATGTTATTTCATACAGCAAACTTGCGCAAGTTGATTTGCACAATGCGCAAAAAATTAATGTAATGAACGCATGAATATAGGAAACCGTGTCAGACAACTTCGCCGCGCGAAGAACATGAAAATTGCTGAGCTAGCAGAAGCCATCGGCGTGGATGCCGCAAACATCTCTCGTCTGGAGACTGGCAAGCAAAAGCAATTTACCGAACAAACACTTTCTAGGCTGGCTGACTGCTTAAGTGTTGATATAGCAGAACTCTTTACCTCAGACCCAAAAGGTAATACTGTATGTAAACACAGTGATATGAGGAAGGATTCAGCTAACGTGAAGGATTTGTTCCGTATCGAGATACTGGATGTCAGTGCAAGTGCCGGTAATGGACTCATTCAGGGCGGTGATGTTATCGATGTAATCCATGCTATCGAATATAACAAGGACAAAGCATTAGCTATGTTTGGCGGGCGCCCTGCCGCTGAGCTTAAAGTGATTAACGTGCGCGGTGACAGCATGGCGCCAACAATTGAACCGGGAGATCTTATTTTTGTCGATATAAGCATCAACCAGTTCGATGGTGATGGCATCTATGTCTTTGGCTTTGATGATAAAATATACGTAAAAAGACTGCAGATGATCCCCGATAAATTATTGGTGATATCTGATAACACTAACTACAGGGAATGGAGTATTACCAAAGACAACGAGTGCAGGTTCGGCGTTTTTGGCAAGGTTCTGATAAGCCAGACGCAGTCACTCAAACGACACAATTAATAGAAAGCGTCGACAAGGCCACCATTATGGTGGCTTTTTTTTGACTCAAAATTGCATATATCGCAATTTTATAATTGCGCAATGTGCAATTTAAATGTAATTTGCACTCATAGAGCAGCGAACAGGCAGGACGCCCACGAAGTAGCCGCCGGTGGCAGATGAATAACCGGATGATTCGCAGTGATGCATTACACAGGAGTTCAGATGAATAACTACCACACATGCTCCTTCTGCGGGGCCAATGAGATGAATAATGCTGCCAGCATCGAATTCTGGCAGCAGATAACAGCTCTTTCAGAGATGACTATTTCTTCTCTAAAAGCTGCTCAAGCGATGGGAGACGAAGATCAAACTTCGCACTTGGCGGGACTTTCCATGCTGCAAGCTCTTCTGTCAGAGCAAGTCGTAGCTGATCAGAATTCATTGCCTGACATTCGGCAATAGTCCAGCCGTATTTTTTGAACAGATAAAAGTGCAGAGCATCCAAGCCACCGATTTCAAGTGGATAGCCGTTTTCGTTGGCTAAATCATCACCAAAGCAAACAAGATGATAGTCATTAAGTGCCGTGTAGATGTGATGAAGAAGTCTTGCAGCATTTTTTCTGCGGTCTCGGTTAGCCATAAATAATCCTTTAAAGCTGTGGGGCTTATAAGGATACCACCGAGCCTGATGTGGTGAAAAGACAGGCACACAACGATGAGGGCATTGACGAGCAAGGCATAAGTGCTGGTTCGATTCCAGACAGTCCTGTTTAGTCAGGAGGGTTGGGCAGAGAAAAGGTCCGTTCAATTCGTACACCGGCAGTGCTCTCTTCGTTGTGGTAATCCGCGAAATGGCGCGGCGGTAAGTATGGCGGGTTTTTCTCCATTTGTACCCAGTAGGACACCGGGTTGTCAGGTTGACCATGCGCCTGAGTGACAGCCCCACCACAACGTTATTGCTGTGTGAAGTCTTGTCGGCGTCCGGCTCTTCCAACAACAGGAGGAAGGCGACAGTGTTCTGCCGTGACGCCGACCTTTTTACACAACAGAAAAGAGCATCTCCGCGCGACGGGCCCATTACCCAATCCACCCGGAAAGCTGTTACAGCAGGTACTCTTTTCTGTTTTGTGGAGAAACCAACTGGCGGTGGCAACCGCCATCTTGAGGGGTTAACGATGAATGATGACCGCATGACCGTAGTGCCCGACTTTCTGGGCGAACTGGATGCCGGCGTGTTCATGAACAAAATCGCGGCAGCGCTGAATACTGTCGGATTAGGCGTTCTGAATAACGGCAATAAAGGCAAGGTAGTCCTCACCTTTGATTTTGAGCGCATGGGAAATTCAGTCGAAGAGAAGCGCGTCAAAATTAAACACAAGCTGCAGTACAGCACTCCGACGCCGCGCGGTAAAGCGTCAGAAGAGGACACAACAGAAACCCCAATGTGGGTTAACAAGGGCGGAAAGCTCACCATACTGCAGGAAGATCAGGGTCAACTGTTCAGTATTAAAGGCACTACTGACGGAAAGCTTAAAGCGGCTCAGTGAACCGCAGCTAACCAA